CGTCGTCAGGATACTAAGAATCGTCAGAATAGTATTGATGATATGCCTGATTATCTCAAACTGACTTTGCTTGAGGATATCCGCGTTCATTTTGAGCAGGGTCTACGCCTCTACAACCGTCTTCTAGAGAAGGGAGTAGCAAAGGAGTGTGCAAGGTTTGTACTACCCTTAGCGACCCCTACAAGACTCTATATGACTGGTTCTGTAAGGTCATGGATACACTACATTGATCTGCGTTCTGCACACGGTACACAGAAGGAACATATGGAGATTGCAGAACTTATTCGTTGTATCTTTACTTGTCAGTTCCCTGCAGTATCTGAAGCACTTGGATGGACTCGTGAAGGATGTGCTGAGTGTAATGATGCACCTTCCATCACCATTGAATAAATATCTGCATATAGAATGGAGGTTTAAATTGCCAACGTATCCTGTAGTTAATAAAGAAACTGGTGAACAGAAAGAAGTGACAATGAGTGTCCTTGATTGGGATCAATGGAAACAAGACAATCCACAATGGGAAAGAGATTGGTCTGATCCATCAACTTGTCCTTCATCAGCAGAAGTCGGTGAAGTTTATGACCGACTTCGTAAAACTCATCCTGGATGGAATGATGTCCTTCACAAAGCATCAAAAGCACCAGGTTCAAAAGTAAAACCAGTTTGATCTAATATGCCTGCTAAGAAAAGAAATATTCCACAGAATCCTGTTCCTTTTGGAATGAGTAATCGTCAAATGAAGAGGAAGAAACCAATTAATCTTGATTTAATGAGGACAGTTGAACCTCTAACAAATAATCAAGAATTGCTATTCCAATCTTATAAGAAAGATCAGAACATTGTTGCATATGGTGCAGCGGGTACAGGTAAAACTTTCATCACTCTTTATAATGCATTGAAAGATGTACTTGATGAGAAATCTTTTTACGAAAAAATTTATATTGTAAGGTCTCTTGTTGCAACTCGTGAGATTGGTTTTCTTCCGGGTGATCATGAGGATAAATCCTCTCTTTATCAGATTCCATATAAGAATATGGTAAAGTATATGTTTGAGATGCCTGATGACTCTGCATTTGAGATGCTCTATGGTAATCTTAAAACTCAGGGAACCATTAGTTTCTGGAGTACTTCTTTCATTCGTGGTACAACTCTAGACAATTGTATTATTATTGTTGATGAGTTTCAGAATCTAAACTTTCACGAACTTGATTCTATTATCACTCGTGTTGGTGAAGACTCTAAGATTATGTTCTGTGGTGACGCAACACAATCTGACCTAGTGAAAACTGCAGAAAAGAATGGTATTATTGATTTTATGCGAATTCTAAATGTTATGCCTTCTGTTGATGTAATTGAATTTGGTGTTGAAGATATTGTTCGTTCAGGTCTCTGTAAGGAATATCTAATTGCAAAATCGGAATTGAATCTATGACATTTATTCATCATAATTTTTTAGGTGACATTGAACTAGAATGTAAAACAACTGAAAGCATTCGTCTCTATAATCTTCCTAATGGTAACTGGGTGCCTTCAATCACTTCAGTTACCTCTTTTTACAATCGTCAGATTTTTGCAAAGTGGAGAGAAAGAGTAGGTCTAGAAGAAGCAAATCGTATTACAAAAAAAGCAACAGCAAGAGGAACTGATTTTCACCAAGTGTGTCAGGACTACCTTGAAAACAAGGAGTTGAACTGGGATAATTATCAACTCCTGACAAAACACATGTTTCATCATGCAAAACCATATCTGGATAAGATAAATAATATTCATGCAATTGAAAGAACTCTTTATTCAGAATATCTTGGATTGGCAGGTAGAGTAGACTGTATTGCAGAATACGAAGGTGAACTTGCTGTTATTGACTTTAAGACATCAGAAAAAATTAAACCAGAAGCATGGATTGAAAATTACTTTGTTCAAGAGACATTCTATGCTGCTGCATATTATGAACTGACTGGTAAGGTAGTTAAAAAACTCATCACATTAATGGTTACTCCAGGTGGAGAAGTCAAAGTATTTGACAAAAGAAACAAAGACGACTATATTAGACTATTAGTTCGTTATATCAAAGAATTTGTACATCACAATACTGGGTCAAATGGAGAATGAGTTAGAGAAAGTACTTGAAAGTAAATTCTTTTGTCCTTCTAGGTTTGCACAAGAGATTGAATCTTTAGTGCAAACCAATGAAGAGATGAACTACATTGATGCGATTGTTTACTTTTGCGAGAAGAATAATATTGATGTGGAGTCCGTTCCTAAACTTATCTCAAAACCTTTGAAGGAAAAGATTAAGTATGAAGCAATGGAACTTAATTTCTTAAAGAAAACTTCCCGTGCAAAATTGATTTTTTGAATGATGCCCGTTGATGCCTATCGTCAATATCTTGCTTTGAAGAATCACTTCACCAAAGACAGTTATGACTATCACAAGTATTGTGGTAAAAGTCGTGCGACCGTACAATCTTTTTATAAACGGAAAGACCGATTTTGGTTTGAAAAAGTAGCAAGACAAAAAACAGATCAAGAAGTTATAGAATTCTTTGTAGCAAACTTTGTATCTTGTCCTGATCCAGAAACTCTGTGGATTGGAGAAATGATTAAAGAAGGAGAGGAAAGATACACAAATTGGAAGAAAAAAGTTCAATCACTCTCCTATCTTTTTAAAGAAGAATCAGAGGAAGTCTTCAGTCAAACTAAAGTAGACGAAGTATTTCAGTGTTCAAAAGGTCATCCTTTGATTCTTAAAAAGTTCCTGAGCGGTAAAATTAGCTTGGAAACTATGGTCATTTACAATAGAATATTCCTGTTCGGGAATGACTATGACCAAAAATTACAAGACCCGGTGTGGCAAACCGTCAGTCGTAAAATTAGAAAGTACAATCCTTTTCTAAATATTGATGTACAACGTTATAAGTCAATTCTAAAAGAAATTATTCTAGGAGATGCATGAGTTTCTTTAAATCTCAAGTCGTCCGTGCAGAGATGGCTGAAATCTCAGAAATGCAAGAACAAATTTATAAAAATGTTTTTGAGTTTCCTCGTATGACTAAAGAGGAAAAGATGTTTCATGTAAATCTTCTTGGACAACTTTTAGAAAAACAAAAAGTGCTTTATACTCGTCTGAGTTTGTCAGATGATCCTGAAGCACAAGAAATGAAAAAACGTATTGTTGAATCAGCGTCAATGATGGGTCTTCCATCAAACGTTGATATGAATGTGATCTTCAACAACATGAGCAAGATGCTTGAAGCAATGCGCGAAAGTATTGACGAAACAGGTTCAGACCTGTAGAATAACGAAGTACACAAAAGCCAAATCCGTACAAATACGAGGTAATCCGAATGTCTTTTAACGATCTCAAAAAGCAATCTTCTCTTGGTTCGCTCACTGCGAAACTGGTTAAAGAAGTAGAGAAGATGAGTACAACTTCTGGTGGTGCTGATGAGCGTCTCTGGAAACCTGAAATGGACAAAACTGGTAACGGTTTTGCAGTGATTCGTTTCCTTCCTGCACCAGAAGGTGAAGAACTTCCTTGGGCAAAATTGTATACTCATGCCTTCCAAGGTCCTGGTGGTTGGTATATTGAAAACTCTCTGACTACCACTGGTCAGAAAGATCCTGTTTCTGAGTACAATCGTGAACTCTGGAACAGTGGTAGTGAAAAGGATAAAGAAACTGTTCGTAAGCAGAAGCGCAAACTGTCTTACTACAGCAACATCTATGTTGTAAAGGATCCTGCTAATCCTGCAAACGAAGGTAAAGTCTTCTTGTTCAAGTATGGTAAGAAGATCTTTGACAAGATCATGGAAGCAATGCAACCTGAGTTTGAAGATGAAACTCCGATCAATCCCTTTGACTTCTGGCAGGGTGCTAACTTCAAACTCAAAATCGTAAAGAAAGATGGGTATTGGAACTACGACAAATCAGAATTTGACCGCGTTGCACCACTCCTGGATGATGATGATGCTCTTGAAGCCATCTGGAAGAAGCAATACTCGCTCGCTGCGGTAACTGCTCCTGATCAATTCAAGTCCTATGAGCAACTTGAAGCACGTCTGAAAATGGTTCTAGGTCAAAAGAGTGCTCGTGCTGCAATTCAAGAACAAGAAGATCAGTATGATTCCTATGTTCAAACTCCTTCCAAAGAGGAAAGTGTGATTGCAGAACTGGAAGAGTCCTTTGCTCGCTCTAAGTCACCTTCACTTCCTGTTGTGAATAAGGAAACTGATGAGGATGAAGATGATGCGTTGTCGTATTTTTCTCGCCTTGCAAATGACTAAATAACAATACCTGTAAGTCGCATTATAGGTGGAAGAGGTGCCTTCGGGTGCCTTTTCTTGTATAAATAGTATTGCGACTTACAGAGTAGAACTATGGAACTCAAAGAGTATCACTATGTCTATTATTCCTATGAGGAATATGGTAGAGGATATTTTGGTAGTAGAACTTGTAAATGCTTACCAGAAGACGATACAAAGTATTTTGGTTCATTCAAGGATAAAAGTTTTAAACCAACTCAAAAGATAATCCTAAAAGATGACTATACCACAAGAGAAGATGCATATATTGATGAGATTGTTTTGCAAGAGTATTATGAGGTAGTTGAAAATCCACACTTTGTAAACAGAGCATATCAAACTTCTACTGGATTTAGTAGAAAAGGCGCAACTCCTCATAATAAAGGAAGTAAAATGTCTGAAGAACAAAGAAAAAAATTGAGTTATTCTTGTAAAGGAAGAACACTATCCAAAGAGACCAAAGAAAAAATAAGTAAAAGTTCTAAAGGAAGAAAACTATCAGAAGAACATAAAAGAAAAATTGGCGAATCTAATAAAGGAAAATCCAGACAAACAAAAGAAGGTTTAGAAAGGCTTAAAAAAATGCAACAGGAAAGAAAAGGAAAACCTGGAAGAAAACATTCTGAAGAAACTAAAAGAAAAATTAGTGAAGCAACTAAAGGTAGAGTTCCTTGGAATAAGAAATTATTGGAATAATCTTATGTTATCACCTCTTTTTAGAGTTTGTGAAATATACTGACTAGATCCCTTCTTATATGTCATAATTTGTTCCATATCATTCAACACAACATTAATATAATCTGGTTTGAGTATAAAAATATTTCTCTTTTTGTTTTGAATATTTTCTTCGTACTCAAGATTAGTCACTTCTCTAGTAATATTTGATTGTGTTATTGTTTGACCTATTATTGGATCAAAATAAGAAACGGTAAAGTTCTGTGGAACAATTAATCCTTCTTTTACTATTGTTGCTCCAAGTGAGTTTCTGACACCAGTGCATTCATAGTGACGAACTTGATTTAAAACTTCTTCTGAACCATACTTATCAATTAAGAAGTTATAAAATGCTTGTTGAGTTAATGGCCACTCTGTTTGAACATTGACAATATTGTTTGCAATCAATATTAACCAATCAAGAGTTGCATCTCTGTAAACCTTGTATGCAACATTGTCTGGTCTTTCATCTCCAATTATTTGATACTTAGTGAAGAATGAAAGGTCTCCAAAGATATCATCCCGAAGTTTTCCTCTTTTGAAAAGATTTTTTACTCTTGAATAATCGGATATTTTACGACCATCTTTAGTCGTATTGACATATTCAAAATCAGGAACTTGACGGAAGTAACTTGGCATTTTAGTAACCTATATGATCTGTTAGAATATCTTTATTTGTATAGTCAGTGCTATAAATTGGATCAATTTCACTAAATCTTAATGATATTTGATATGAAGTCATTGTTCTTGAACCATCTGTAAATGTCATGTAACTTCCATCAGGAGTATAATCAACATCACAACTAAGTAATGCACAAGTTTTAATTCTGTTAATAGATGGATGATCTATTAATGCACCATTATTATCATATGCTTTATATTTAATATCAAATACAAATGGTGATTTTAAAAATACATTACTTTCAGTTGTTCTTACTGACATCGCTTCTTTAAAAAATCTAATAATATTTCTTACTGCAGTTGCTTCTGTTGCCTCTCTTGGCGATAATCTAAAAGTAAAGTTAAATGGTCTCAATTGTGGTCCATTGAAAAGAAGTTCTAAATTTGGATTTAAAACTGCACCAGTCGCTCTTGATAAAAGTCCTTGAATACCTGCTGCTTCTTGTGCTAAAAACAATTTTATAATAGATGATTGTGATTTTGCTTGTGTTGCTATATCTCCTAGTATTTGTTGCATACTCTCTGCAAGTGCTGGTGCATTTGGCCTATTCATTAATGTAAATGATGCTGCAGCTACATATGAATCAATTGCGTTTAGTGACCCACCAGACCAATCAACACTATTATTATCACTGATACTAGGTTGAATTGGTAACGTTACTTGTCCGTTAATTTTCTCCTGACTTGTTTTTCTAGTTATTGAGCTTCCTGTGAATGATGGTGTGATTGTACTTCCAACTATTTCTTTTAGAGTAAAAATAATTCTGTCTTGTTTATTACTTGCTAAATCTAATGGATAATAAAGAGGTTCACCAAAATCTGTTCTTCCCAAAGACTTTGGTGAATCAATGTTTATAGGATCAGGATTTTGAACTGCAGCAGTTACATTTGGATCTGCTGTTTGTTGAATTGTTGGAGAGGGTGTTTGTTCTGGACCGTGTATTAAACTGTTTGCTTGTGTTGATCTTTGTTGATAATCAGTAACACCTAAATCATACAAAGATTTTTCTGTGGTTATTTTTGCTTGATTTTTGACAGATGTAATCACATCTGGTTGACTAAAATATTCTTTTTCTGTAGATGTAGTTTGTCCTGGAGTTGGTGAAAAAGTTTCACCTCTTGGTATTGTTCCTATTTCTTTTATAGTACTAGGGTCATTGGGAACTGAACTGTATATTGTAATTTTGCCAGGTGTTGTTGAGTTTTCGTCATCAATGGTTAATGAATAGTTGCGATTTTGTAAGTTTTTTCCATACTGATCATTTGGATCTGCTTTAAAATAATTTCCCTCTTTAGTCCCGTAAGTTGACATCAGAAACCCTCCCCAACTACAAGAGGATTAAGTATCTCAATTTTTTGTAGAGTATGAGACATTTATAGTTCTTTTTTATCTATTTAGTTATGGTTTCTTCAAGAATCTTGCATAAGGAATAGAACGAAGATATTCAATCTCATTATTTTTTATGATATGTAATGGTCCAGCGACTTCTTGCCATGTATAATTTCTTACAGTTCCCCAGTGAAAATTTAATCCTCTAAATCCCCACCTTTGAATATCAATACATGCAATCAATGGATGAACATCAAAAGTAATACCTGGTGTTTTTGCAAGATATATGAAAGTATAATATTTACCGACCTCTGGTATAAATTCAGTTTCTCTAAAGATACTAAGAATTTCCATCATGATTGAATCTGGATCACTAATTCCCTTTATTCTTCTTTTGAGTTGAGTTACTCTAGACGAAGAAGATCTAATATCTTTACCGAAACCTTCTGCCATTACCTGATACCTAATTCCGATTCGGTTATCACGCGAAAACCTATCATGTGGTCGTCACACCATTCTTGAATTGATTTCCATTTTGCTTGATTCACCATATAAGTTTTCATCTCATTTAAATATGTTTGCTTTTTTTTATTTCCCTTCACTGGAGGTATAGTTTGTTTTTTTGGTTTTATTTCTATGATATATTTCCTCACTTTATTGTCATTTTCTAAAACTTCAATAATGAAATCTGGAAAATATCTACAAACCTTATTTTTAACTGGATTAAAATAAGGAACACAAAATTCTTCTGAACCATATCTTAATACGTTTGGTGTTCTATCACACCATCTCATAAACTTTAATTCCCAAGAACTTCTATAAACGATATTTCGTGGATTTCCAATATATTTTTCTGGATTTTGTGGATGAAAAAATCCCTGATGATATTTTGAATCACGCGGCATTTTTTCCTCCCATATCTTTACTACATAATATATAAGCAAAAATATTTATAGATACATGGCTGCACCTGCACCATTAACAAAAACGGTATCAGATTTAAAAGCGTCTATTCTTAGACCAGCATTAACTTCTAATTTTCAATGTTGGTTTCAACCACCATCAGAAGTTAATGATTGGTTGTCGCAAAGAAAAGATGCGGGTCTTGGTAACTATTCCTCATCTCAAGATGATCTAATTTCCTTATCATGCTCTGAGGCAACGTTGCCAGGTTCATCTTTAGCAACTCATGAAATTAATAATGACTATAGTGGTGTAACAGAAAGACATGTATATAGAAGACAATATGATGATAGAGCTTCATTTACTTTCTATGTTGATAGTAATTATGAAATACTCTACTTTTTTGAAAATTGGATCGCATACATTGTAAATGAACAAAGAACTGATTCAAATGCGTTTGGTCCACGGATAGATCAACGCAATTTTTCATATAGAGTTAATTTTCCAAAAAATTATCAACAAATAATTTATATTACTAAATTTGAGAAAGATTATACAGGAAAATCTTTAGTGTATAATTTTATTCAAGCATATCCAATCAGCATTGATTCTATGCCTGTATCATATGATTCATCTCAATTGCTAAAATGCACTGTGTCATTTACTTATTCTAGGTATATTATCAATTCTAAAACTATACCAACTTCAACATCTCCAGTCGCTTAATAAATAATCACACTGAAACTTTCTATAGGGATATTATAAATATTAATGCCTGAACTGGTGGTTCTTTTCAGGAAGAATGGGAGCAGAAATGCTCCTTTCAAAGAAAAAGAAATATTGATACTTCTTTAAAGGTTAAAATAACTTGATAAATAACTTAAACATTAATTATCTGAGATTTTAAAATGCCTTTGCCTCGAATTTCTACGCCGACATATGAGTTGGAACTTCCATCTACTGGAGAAGCAATTCAATATAGACCATTTTTAGTTAAAGAAGAAAAACTTTTAGTATTAGCACTTGAAAGTGAAAATACAAAAGAGATTACAACAGCAATCAAAAATGTAATTAAATCTTGTATTCATACGAAAGGAATCAAAGTAGAATCTCTTCCAACATTTGATATTGAGTATCTCTTTTTAAACATTAGAGGTAAATCTGTTGGAGAAGAAATTGAAGTTAATATCATCTGTCCTGATGATGGAGATACTTTTGTTCCTGTGAAGATTAATATTGATGACATTAAAGTTCAAAAGCAAGAAGAACATACAAACAAAATTAAGGTTGATGATTCAATCGTAATGGAAATGAAGTATCCATCTCTTGATCAATTCATTAAGAGTAATTTTGATTTTAGTTCTGACACTTCTATGGATCAATCATTTGATCTTGTTGCTGCATGTATTGATAAAATTTATAATGAAGAGGAAGTTTGGACTGCATCTGATTGCACCAAGAAAGAACTTGTAGATTTCCTTGAGCAAATGAATTCATCTCAGTTCAAAGAAATTGAGAAGTTTTTTGAGACGATGCCAAAACTATCTCATGAAGTTAAAGTTAAAAATCCAAAAACTGAAGTTGAAAGTACGGTAGTACTGGAGGGACTCTCAAGTTTTTTCGCATAGCACTGGTCCACATGGACCTTGAGAGTTACTTTAAACTTAATTTCTCCTTGATGCAGTACCATAAATGGTCTTTATATGAAATTGAAGGATTGATACCTTGGGAAAGAGATATCTATGTTGAATTATTGAAATCACACTTAGAAGAAGAAAAAGCAAAACAACAACAAAATACTTAATTAGTTTATTTGTCTTACTAATTTTTCAACTTTTATAATATCTTTACATCTTTTTCTATTTCCTTTATAAAAACCGCAAATATTACCTGCACTATATCCATTATTTTTTGCCCATGTAGATAATCCACATAAAATAATTTCGTTTTTGTTTTCAAAAGTAATTTTCCACCAATTAGATTTTGGATGATTTTCTCCTTTTCTTGAATCCCTCATTTTTTCTCTAGTTTTTTGTGAGGCAGTTTTGCCGTAATTTGGATTTTTTTCTCCAATATTTACTAATCTCAATTTTTCTTTGTGTTCTTTTGAAAGAGTTTTGTTTTTGTTCAATTCTCTTAAATTTTCTCTAAATTGTGGAGAGCGAATAGCACCACTTGCACCATCACCACCATCAGTTCTGTTATGTAAAATACCAGTTCCCAAGTCCTTTCTACCGAATAAACCAATCATATATTTTTCGTGCTTGAATGCTTCTTCTTCGGTGAGATTTTGTTTAAGAAATATTATTCTGGACTTATCTTTTGGTGGTTTTATATCATCTTTTTTTCTATTGTAGTACCTTTTGCCCGACCCTTTACCTATGTAATAGGGAGTTCCGTCTATCCGCAAATAGGCGTAGGTATAAAATCTATATGGATTTATCATAGTTCTACTCTTAAACTGACTGCATTAGTATTTATTCTAAAAGGAGGAGATTTCTCTCCCCCCTACCTTACAGATTGCAGTCAGTTAAGGTATTATTATTTATCATTGTCAATAAATAGTCGTATAGAAGAAGAGAAACTAAAGCAGCAGCAAAATGGGTCCTGACGAGTTAGATGATTTACTGGAAAGTATAAGAGCGGAGGGTAAAAAAGAATCCGCTCTTGCTTTGTATGAAGGAACCAGAGAGGAAGATCTTGTTAATGAAGATGTAGACGAAAGAATATTAAGAATACTTGGTCTTGATGAAGTTTTTGATATTGATTATGGAACTTATCTAACTCTTCTTCGTGAGAAGTTAGCAGAAGCAAGAATGGTTGATAAGAAAATATCAACTGAAGAGAGTATGCTTCTGACTGATGAATTCAAAAGAGTAAGAGGAAATGTAGGTAGATTTAGAATTAGAAGAAAGAAAATAACTTCGGAGAACTTAGGAGTAACTGGACCTATCCGAGTATCTACTGAGAAGTTTTATCTAACTTCAAAAGCAGTTATTCCACAACCAGCAACTCCTGTCACAGAATCTTCTGAAGATGTAAAGAGTATTGAGGAAGCAATTGATAAGATACTTAAGAGTTTAACTGACCAAAATAAACTCACGAAGAAAAAAGCAGACGAAGAAAGAAAATCTGACGAACAAAGAAGAAGAACTAAAAGAGAAGCAGATTTAGAAAAACCAATTCAAAAAGCAGCAGCACTTGTTAAAAAGATAGTTGCTCCATTCCAAAGTATTCTGGATAGAATCATGAGATTCATTCAGTTTACTTTGCTTGGTTATTTTGTTGATAAGGTTTTGAAATGGTTTGCTGATCCAGAGAATGATAGAAAAATCAAAGTTCTTGGTAGATTCTTAAAGGATTGGTGGCCTGCATTATTGACTGCATATGGATTATTTGCAACACCTTTTGGATTGTTTGTTCGTAGCACTTTGAAAATGCTGCGAGAATTTATTCCTCAGATGGCAAGATTCATTGCTGCTAATCGTTGGTTATCTTTGTATACTGTGGCTGCGATTGGAGCAGCGACAAAGATAAAAGAATCCGAAAGGATGAAACCACTGACAGAAAAATCTCAAGAAGATATTAATAAAACACTACAGAGTAAAGAATCTCCTTGGTATCAAAAACTTGGAGCATCTTTTGCTGGACAAAGTTTGAATGCTCCTGGAGGACCTAAAAATCCAATAGGACTACCTACTCCATCTGCTATGTATAATGGTGGTGGTTTGGTTAAAGGAAACATATTATCTAATAATGGTGGAATAAAAAGAAGATCATTTTTTGGTGGTGGAGAAGTTGATAGAATCGTAGATGTTAATGATATTGCATTTGATGGTGGTGGTGGAATTGATAATGATAGTGGTTTAAGAATTACTGGTGCTGGTCCTGATACGCAACTGATTGCAGCACAACCTGGCGAAGTAATGATATCTAAAAAAGCAGTTGATAAGTACGGAGCAAACTTTTTCCTTGGATTGAATAAGAGAGCAGGTGGAACTAATATTCCTAGAATGGTTAACAATATTCAACTTGCTCAAGGTGGAGGAAGAGTTAAAGGAAATATTAGCGGATTCCAGGACGGTGGAATGGTTGGTGGATTTGGTAATTTATTGAATAAATTAGGATCCATGGGACTTCCTGGAACTGGTAGCGTTATAGCACCTAGAGGAAGTCAAATGGGATTCCAGAATAAACTTCTAGGTATTCCTCTGAACAGAACAGTAATAAATCAGCAAGCGGGACAAAGACTTTCTCCAAAAGCAATACAAAGGTATAATCAAAGTCCTTCTGCTCCAAGTGTAATAAAACCTTGGAGTCCTTATGATTCAACTCAAGTTAGTTTTCCTAAGAGTTCTTCTAGACCACAAAGTAGTGATGGTTTGAATCTTAATTTCAAACAGAATGTACAAACGATACAAGGTGCTGCTCAAACACAAGAAAAAATGATGCGTGAAATGGGTGTCCAACCTTCTGGGTATGTTAATCTTCGTGGACAACCAATCAATCTTGGACCACAATCAAAACTATTGGACTACAATCAAAACTATCTGCACCAATCAATCTCTGCACCAATCAATCTTGGACTACAAAGAGGTAACTTAAGAAATGCTATTAAATTAGCATACACCCCAACCGAAACAGATAGAGACGAGTTATATCAAAATAGAATCAATCCTATCAATCTTGGACCACAATCAAAACTATCTGCACCAGGAACACCTGTCATCAGTAGTAAAACACAGATGATTGTCCTTCCTCCAACTACCTCTGTTGCACCAAAACCACAAACACCAACGATCTCTGGCACTCAAATACCAGAGTTTAGTATCGTTGCAAATACTGGTCATAGATCTATGATTTCTGATGCTCTTGGTATCGCGGATCTTGTAGGATAATACTATGGCAACTATAGATTCCAAAAAACTTCTACCAGCAGGAAAACCAGGTGGTTCAATAGTTGAATCACAGAAACCATTATTGGTCCCTGTAAATAATGTCCTGTTTAAAAAAGATGTTAAGATATCTCAGAAACTTTTAAAACCAGCAGATGAAGAAAAGGAATCTGGTGGTAGTTTAGTTGTTATCAAGAAAAAGATTGCAAAGATAAGTGATATCATACAGAGCACTTATTTAATTGAACAGAGTGAGAATAATCGTAAAAGAAGAGAAAAAGAAAGACAAAAATCAGAAGAACGAGAGAAGCAATTAGAAACAAGAAAACCAACTAAGGTTAGTGAAAAGAATCTTGCAAAGATATCATTGCCTGGTAGGAGTATTCTTGATACAATCAATAGATTTCTTGCATTTACTCTAATTGGATATCTATTTGATAAGTATAATCAATTCTTACCTAAACTTGTTGAATTTACTAAACTGATAACTCCTGTTGCACAATTTATTGAAGCGTTTGGAAAGAATGTAATCAATAGAGTAATTGATTTTGTTGATGTTGGATATCAAGCATATGATAAAGTTCGCGCAGAGATTAAAAATATTGGTGGTGAAGGAGCACAAAAAACATTTGATGAGTTTTCTAAGAATTTAAATACAATTTTAAATGGTGCAATTGGTGCTGCAATGTTGATTGCAAGCACTGCTCCACGATCTCCAAAGGGAGTTTCTGGTGCAATTGGTGCGGGTATGGGTGCGGGTAGAGGATATGGATATACTCCAGAACCTTTAACTCCTGGAGTAAAACCAGGAACTACTGAAGGTAGAGCAATTACAAAAGCTCAAAGAGATGCGGCAAGAAATGCTGCTAAAGCAACTAGAAGAAATGCTGCAGCAGCAATAAGAAGAGGAATTGCTGGAGAAACTACTGAACAAGCGGCAAAACAATTAGCATCTCAAGGTGCAAAGCAATCTCTAAAATCATTGGTTGGTGTTCCCATTATTGGTTCTCTCATTGGTTTTATAATTGATACTATTGTTTTCCGAGAGAAACCTACAAGAGCTGCGGCTGGTGCAGTTGGAAGTGCTATAGGACAAGGCGTTGGAATTGCTCTTGCGGGAGGAACTACATTTGGACTTGGTGCTGGTATTGGTATGTTTGTTGGTGGTTTTGTTGGTGACATGCTAGGTAAAACAATATATGATGCACTTAATGGTTATAAACCAGAACCAATACCTGCTAAAGCACAGGGAGGTCAAGTTTCTGGAGGTCAGTCAAGAGTTGCTACTTCTAGAAGAATTAAAACTACTCCAAGAAGAACAAGAAGAAGTTATATTCCACAAAAAACACAACCAGGAAAAGATATTGGTGGAAAGCAAAAGATTGAACAATTATATGGTAAGGATGAACCAGGAAAGAGAAGCGCACTAAGAGCACTTAGAAAGAGTTCTGAAGATCTCAAAAAGATGAAGTCCTTGAATGGCGTTGCTGGTGCTATGTTTGGTGCTGGTATTGATATGTCACTAGGTCAGAAACCAGATAAGAAACTTGCAGCATCTCTTGGTAATACTTTTGGTTCTGTGATTCAAGCTGCTGTTGATGCTGAACTTGATTCTTCATTCAATGACATCTCAAGAACTATTGCAATGGCAAATGGTGGTGTAGTTCCATCAAGAGAAATTGGAGGTGGGATGAGTATCGGTGAAAAGATTGGTAAGTATATTTCTAATGCTTTTTCAATCGCACTTGAAAGTTCTGCTGCTAAGGTGTTGCAGAACCTAAATCAAGAGTTTAATTTGAAAGGTGGACCTCCTGGTTCTACGCCAGATGCAGGACCAGGTGGTGGACCTTTAACTCAAGACCAACAAGAAGCATTTGAAAAAATAAAAAAAATTGCAGAGAAAGTTGGGTCTCCAAATCCATCGGTTACTGCTGCAATTGCTATGCTTGAAAGTGGGTGGTTGGCAAATCCCGATAGTGTTTATTTTGCAAGTGGAAAAACAAATCCATTTGGCCAAACTGGTAAGGGACCTAAAGGTTCTGTAGTTGGTGCTGATGGACAAGAACACGCAGTATATAATAACCTTGAGGAAGGTGTTAAAGCGCACGTTGATCGTTGGAAACAATCTTATAAGGGAAAAGATGATAGAGAAGTTATTGAAAGTATACGACAAGGATTACATGGTGGACCTGGATATTACAATACAGATCCCAACTGGACTAATAAGGTCATGTCTGTATTGCAAAGTTCTAAAGCACCAAAACCAAGTAAATTAACTAGTGCCCAATTCAAAGCTGTATTACCAGAAGGAAATCCACAATTAACAAGTGGTTTTGGTTTAAGAAATGTTAGATGGGGATCTAAATATCATGAAGGAATTGATATTGGTGTTGATGCTGGTTCTAGAGTTTTATCCTTGAGTGATGGTGTTGCCAGAATTATTAGTAATGCTACTTGGGGATCTCATGGTCAAGCTGTTGTTATTGATCATGGAGATGGAAATTCAACATTATATGGTCACGTTAATCCAACAGTAAAAGATGGTCAAAAAGTTAAAAAGGGAGATAAAATAGCCACAGTTAAAGCATGGAAGAACGGAGAATATAATGCAGATCCTGGCGATAATACTCACCTCCATTTAGAATATAGAATGGGTGGAGTTGGATTTGCTGGAAGAGCGGTAGATCCATCTGGGTATTTAAATTCTTTAGCACCTAGATCTCCAGCGCCAGCACCACTTGGAAGAGTAATAAGATCTGTTAATGTTGATGGAACAATTTATACTGAGCGAGAAGGTGGAAAATATTATCAAAATGGAAAACCAATTACCAAAGCATTATTTGATGCTGTTAAAAAAAATCATCCATCTGCATTTGGATTGCAAGCATCGCTAACACCATCTCAACAAACAAGAGAGATTGCATCATTACAACAAAGTCCATCGTATGCATTGGTCAAAAATAATACCATCCTTTATCAAAAGGAATTCGTTCTTACTTAAATAGTAATAAAAAGATATGTCAAGCAAGGAGTCATTACAATTTAATCAGTTTGAAGTTTTTTCAAACAAAAATAAGAAATCGGTAGACATGAGATCTATTCCAAGAATAGAGTATCGTGAAAGTGTTTTGTCTCCTTTTATAATGATAACAGCACAGATTGTTGAAACTGGAAACACAATGTCTGCAGATGATGGATCTGGTGCTACAGTATCTGCACTTGAAGGACTTAATCTTCAAGGAACCGAAAAGGTTTTATTTGAAATAGAAGATGCGAATGGGAATAAGATAAAACTTACTGATGACAATGACTTGAGAATTGCTACTGTATCAAGAGTTGCTCAATCATTTAAAAATATTTCATATCAACTGAATATCGTTTCTAAAGAAGCATATGATAATACTCTTTGTGATACAAGAGTAATAACTAAATTTGATGGTAAAATATCCGATAGTGTTAGTAGAATACTAACTCAGTTTTTGAAAACTCAAAAAGATATTGAAGTTGATGAGACAATCAATACTTATGAAAAATGGGGCATAGATGAATATCCATTTGATAAAATATTAGAACTACAGCAGATTGGTGTTCCTAATATTAAAGATGCTCTTGGAAAAACTTGTGGATATCTTTTCTGGGAAACTTCTGAAGGATATAAGTTTAAATCACTAGATAACCTTTTCAAAGTGACTGGATCATTTCCTAATTATAAAGATAGTAAGGGAAGAAAAATTAAAAACTTTATTGAAAATAAAAAAGTTGACAGCACAACTATTCCTCAAGGATTTGATAACAAGATACTTCATTCTAAAATTGATAGAACAATAGATGCTCTTGGTCAATTTGAATCCGGTGCATATGGAACTGTCCTTGAATTTTTTGATGAGGTCAATAAAACATATACTAAAAAAGATCCATTTATTCCACCACCAGATGGTAATGGTGAAATTGCAGGAAAAGAACTACCACAATTTAATGAAGAGTATGCAGGTAAAGCAACTGTTAGGATAGTTACTCAAAGAGATATTGGTCAAACCTTTAGTTCTGGTGATTCTATAGAAAAACAAGTAGAGCAAAATACAAAAGAAGGTGTTGTAGTTGAGGATGTTTTACAACAATCTCAACAAAATTATAGACAAAAATTTAATATGTCTGCAGAGATTATAATAGCTGCTGATTTTAGTCTACATGCTGGTGATTTGGTTTATTGTGAGTTTCCTGAACTATCTACAAAAAGCACCCTCACAAAAACACCTAAGGATAGTGGCATATATATGATATCGGATCTATGTCATTATGGTGATAAGTCAAAAACTTATACAGGACTGCGACTGGTAAGAGATTCTTTCGGAGTAAAGGTAACCTAACATGGAAAGAAGTATTCAACAACACATTAACGATGATAGAGATGAACTAGATAATCCACAACTTTCTTCTCAGCGCCGTCGTCACTTAGAGGGTGAACTTAATTCTTTAGAGAAATATCAAGCAAATCATCCTGATGAAGATCACGATCCAACTCCCTTAGAATTATTTTGTGATGAAAATCCAGATGCATCTGAATGCAGAATTTATGAGGATTAATGTCAGAATCAGCACAAAATAGATATTTCAGAAAGCAATTAGAGAAACGACTTGGCAAATCCATTATTGGAATAGGTCAGGTTGTTTCGGAGGAGTTTGAAGTTGCTCAGAGACAGCAGGGGAAATTTACTTCTTATAAAGAACAAGCATCTGGAGTTCTTCTTAATAAGTATAAAGTAAGAATTTGTTCAGCAACAAATGATACTGAAAGAGTTGATGATTTAATAGATGCTTACGGTCAATCACCAACTTCTGGATTGCGTGGAGAAGCATGTCCAACTCCAGCGTATCCAGTAAACACTTATGTAACAATATTTCAAGATCCTTTAACTCAACTTTATTATATTGAACATGCACATATAAACACAAAAGCAGATCTTCCAAAGACAAAAGAATTTGCTGGTTGTGGTGCTGCAAGTGGATTTATTCCTGGTTCTATAAACTTTAAAGTACCACAAAGTTGTATAGATCCAAAGGGTAGTGGTGTTGCATCTGGATCTGAAGTACCAAGAAATACTGTTCCTAGTAAAGAAGATGAAAAACAAAATACTCATAATGAAAGCATAGAGATACGAAGTTCATGTATTCCTGTTGATACTGCTGCAATCAATAAAGAACTTGAAGGACTTATTAAGTTTGTTGAAGAACTTAAAAATGGAGTTTTGGGAGAAGATAGTTTCTTACAAACGAGTCAAGAATTTTTAGATCAAGTTCAGTCTAAAGTAAATCAAGTATCTCAAGCAATTGCAAATTCTATTACTTGGTTGATTGATAAAATTCGTAAGTATATAATGAGACAGGTTAATGGAATAGTTAATAATACAATAGGAAATGTTTATTTAAATATAAGATTTTCAATTTTAGAAGCAAATGATCAGGCTCTAAATTTAATATCATGTTTGTTCCTAGAAATTTTAAATAATCTTGCTAATCTTATTGCTGACTTTTTAAATGAGTTAATTGATACTTTTTTAAATACTGGTCTTTGTGTAATAGAATCATTCCTGTCTTCTTTAATTGGAAGTATATTACCAGCATTATTGGACTCCATAAATTCAATTCTTGGTCCAATTTCTAGTTTAATTGGAGAGACGATATCTCTTGCTAATGATGTTATTTCTTTTGTTGAATCAATTATTGATTTTCTTAGTTGTGATGTTCAGCAATTATGTCCAGTAACTAATGAGTGGAATTTCCTTGAAGGTGGAATAGATTCATCTCAATTCTCACTTTCTACTTTAGATTTCAACTCTATTTTTGAGAGTGCATCATCTTTTGCTGATAGTGTTATTGCACTTGGAGAAATACCAGGTGACATTACAAGTAGTCTTTCTGGACTAAATGCACAGGAAATTGCACAAAGTGCAATTGATTCTGCACTAGATTGTGTTGGTCTTGAAGAGTGTGGAGTTCCTACAGTATCCTTCTGGGGATCTGATGGTTCCGGAACGACAGGTGATGTTGTAGTAAGTACTGCTGGTGAAATTCTTGGTATTAATATCATAACTCCTGGAAGTGATTATTCTAGTGAACCGACTGTTTCAATTAATGATTCTTGTGGAACAGGAACAGGTGCATATGGTACTGCAGTGATTGGTGATGTTAATGTTTATACTGATGATGGAACTATTGTAGATCCAGATAATCCAGATAATACTAGAGAACAAGAAACCGTTACTGGTGTTGTTGATGTGATTATTAATAATTCTGGTTATGGATATCTATCATCACCTGATGGTAGCATTGGTGGTATGAATAGAGTAATTGCAGATCGTTGCCAAAGTTTAATTAGAAGAGGTGATACGAATAAGTGGGAAGGTCCATTTGATCCAGGAGAGGTTATTGATATTAGAGTTGGAGATACTGTAAGACTTGCAGGAATTCCTGAATATATTTCTCAGGAAAATACTTCTATTACTACTCCACCTTGTCCAGATCTTGTTTCTTCTACCTCACCATCTACAACTTATCCTGTTGCTGTTTCTATAGGTGGTGTTTATATTCAAGATCCTGGATTTGGATTTAGTGATGGTGATACAATTACAGTTATAACTAACGGTGTAGGGACAGATATAACTAACGGTGTAGGGACAGATATAACTAACGGTGTAGGGACAGATATAACTAACGGTGTAGGGACAGATGTGGGAACAGGTGGAGGAACATCTGGTAATGGTGCAGAACTTGTTCCTGTCATAGGTGGTAATGGTAGAATTATTGATGTTAATATTTTTAAACCAGGTATTGGATTCACTAACATGCCAACACTTAAACTAAATACCAGTACAGGTTACAATGCTACTTTAATTCCAATTCTTTCATTCAAGAGAATTGATGAAAATACCGCATTTAGTATTCCTGCTGGAACTCAATTGATTCAGGTTGTGGATTGTGTAGGTAAAAACTGATGGCAGAAGAGAAGGTTTATTCTTTTAATAATATAGGAACCACTGAAGGTGAGGTTCGTTTTGGTGATGAGATGAAAAATAATGTCAAAATGGCAGTTATTGTTCGCAATATATTTCCAACTTCTTTCAGAAGATCTCATTATATGGGTCTTCAAATGACAGGTAAACTTGCAGGATCTACTATTAATAGTGCTCCTGCCTGCTATCAAATCTTGTGTGGAGAACAACCAGTTGATGGTGTTTCATTTGTTGCATATGCAGAGAATGGTGACATGATTATCGGAGCACCAAAAGGAAGAATCCGAATGTATGCTCAAGACATTGATATTATTGCTTCTGGCAACGGAACTAATACTGGTTGGGTCAATGTATTATCAAATGCAAAAGTTAATGTTGAATCTGGAACAGTTCAACTTCAGTCATCTGATGCTTTGAGTTTAGGTACTGAAAGAAATCTAAACTTAAATGTTCCTGGTAGATATAAAATTACTTGTGGTTCAATGAAAGTAGTTGAAGGTGCTGATGTTTCTCCTATCAGCAGTCCTCTTGGTAGTGGTGTAAATACAGTCATACAACAATTAGAAGGTCTTAAGAAGTTGATTGAGAGTATAACATAATATGGAAGTTACCGATTTACATGTAGGAAAGCAATTACAAGTTGTTTCTAATCTTCCTGGTGGAATACCAGGACCACCTAATGTTGCTCATGGTTTTGGTCCTACTGCAGTTCCTGGTGCAGTTTGGGCAGATGGTGGATTTCATGTTGGTTCTCCAATTTTTGCTCCAGCAGAAACCTGTGTTGGGTTCACAAGACCACCAGTAACAAATACCAAAGCAGCGTTAGTAAAATCAATCCTATCAATTACAAGTAGAGGTTTTACCCCAACACCCATTGATGTTATTGTTGGTGATCCTTCTGGACCTGTTGGGGTAAGCGTCAATTCTATTCTTATCAATATTATATCTCCAATTACAAATGGGATTGGTCTTTTAAATTGGACTGGAGCAAAAACTTTTGTGGGGGCAAAAGCACAAACTGGTTTAGAAGTTCGTGCTGGTGCAACCGCTGATGTTGGTAAAGAATCAACAATTGGTGATGTTGTAGAAAGTGGTTCAAGAGTTATAAATGGAGCTCTTGTTGTAAATGGTGCTACTCATATTAACGGTTTCTTATCTTTTAATAGTTCAATTGTAGGAACAACAAAGAAGTTTGATATTCCTCATCCTACTAAAGAAAATTATAGGTTAGCACATGCTTGTATTGAGGGTCCTGAAAATGGTGTTTATTTTAGAGGTAGATTAATTGATGCAAATGTGATACAATTGCCTGAATATTGGCGTGGTCTTGTAGATCCAGAAACGATTACAGTAAATCTAACACCGCACGAATCCTATCAAGAGTTGTTCGTAAAAACGATTGAGTGGGGAACTAAAATTTTTGTTGTAAATAATTCAAGTGGTCCTATAAATTGTAGTTATACAGTTTATGGTAAGAGAAAAGATGTTGCTGATTTGGTTGTTGAATATGAAGGTAATGAAGCAAAAGATTGGGATTTGAAGGGGAAATAAAAAATGGGAATCGCGTCAGATATTATTTCAGATTTAAGTGAAAATAAACAGCAGGCATATGAAGGGATTGAATTCCTTCAAAAAAATATTCTTGCAAAAGATAATCAAAAAGAACTTTATGATGCTGCAATTGTAAGTATTGATGCTGATCTTTTTGCTGAAGTAGAAAATGTTAATGACAAACTTCAAGATACGAAAGATGCATATCAAGCAAGAATAAATGCTGGGTGCAGAACAGATATGTTCTGGAGAGTGCTTGGTGTTAGTACTGGATCTGATGGAATTGGAGGCACAGATGAATATTATAATCTTCAGGTAACTAAATTATCTTTAGTTGGTTACTCCACTGCAGGAATAGGATCTACCACTGGAGTTGGTCTTGCAACTGATGGTAGTGTTGCATTCTTAAATGCCAACGGAGGTATTACTACATATCCTACTAGAAGTTTATTTGGATTTGAACAAAAAAATCTTTATGGTCTTAAGTACTATGATGAACCATCTCAAAGAGATATTGGTGATACCTTTGTCACAAGTTTTATTGGAACAATCAGTATTGGATCTAGTATTTTAACTGTAATGTCCCCTATAGGGTCAGGGACAACAATTGGAATTGAACCGGGACAATTCGTTAGTGCATCAAAGAATGGTGTATTTCCTTTAGGATATGGTGAGGTCGTAGGACTTGGAACATCTCTTGCAGATCTTAGTGTTTTATCTGGAGTAGGAAATACTGTTGGTGTTGGTACAACAACACAACTAGTCAATACCCTTATATTAGATAATGTTGTTTCCATAGGTGCATCTGCTCCAGAGCAAGATGGTTCTTATGTAACTTTTACGGTTTATAAAAGTCCTGCGGGAATTGGAACAACAGCAATCAGTTATTTTAGAATACCATTCGCATCAAATCCATTTAGTCCGCAAACTCTTGGGATTATGAATAGTGACCAATATGGTATTGGAAAATCAATTTTCTATGACAACTCTGGATTTAATTCAAATTCGCAAACATGGAGTCCAGAATTTGCTCATGATGAAATTGATCTGGGTGATGGAGATAGTATTCCTGCAGTTAAAGAACCAGATGTTGGAGCAGGAAAGATTTATTACACTGTTGGTTTCTCTAGTTATCCTGCAAATCCAATTGGTGGAGGAAGAGCTGCTGAAGGCACAACATTTACACTTAACACTGCTCTTATTGGATTTTTTACTCTCTATGAGAATCCTTCATCATGTCCAACTCAAGAGACAAACTTGACAAATGCGATTAATGCAGCAAACACTGCAGAGTCAAATATTCAATCGGATCTAGGTGATTTTAATTATAAAATTGATGCAGTGAATGCAATCAGAGATTTAAGAACTGATATTCAACTAGAAATTTGGGGTAATCGTCAAGCAATTGGAGGTCTAGCAGACGACATAGATAAGTATGATACTGCTATTGAGTATCTTGGAGTTACAACTATTACATCACTATTACCATGATTACTATCGGTCATCCATCAGTTAAAGATTATAACTTAAACCTTGAAAGTTTACTTGGTCCAGAAAATGCAGTATTCTTTAGAGGTAGAGTTACAAGTAAAAATGAAATCAATCTTCCAAGTTATTGGGAAGAGTTTGTAGAACAAACAACAATTTCTGTTCACTTAACTCCTATTGGTGCTCATCAGAATGTAATCGTAAAACGTATTGGTGAAAATAAAGTATTCCTTCAATCAAGCGGTGGTATGCCCATTGATTGTTATTACCTAGTCATCGGTGAGCGCAAGGATGTGCCACGTCTCAAAGCGGAACAGCGGGTTGGCACGGAGGACTGATTCGTGCTATGATACTTAGGTAATCAACGGACGACCGAATGCAAGACGAGTACCTCTCACGCTGTGTGGTGGACCCTATCAAACGAACCGTGTATCTGTATTCCAATCAAGGTAACACAAAAGAAGTATGCTGTGACACGGTTGAAGAGTTTATGAGCGTGTTGGACTTCGTGCGTAACACCGTGGATGAAAAAACACTTTCTTACGCAAGTCCTCTCTGAAACCAAAATAGACTTTTAATTTCATTTTCTTCTTAGTAAATTTCCGGTATGTTTTATCTATTTAAAAAATTTTGGGGTAAAAATTAAGCACCCTATAAATAATAGAAAAATTACATAAAGCATATGGACAATTTTAGTTGGTTAGTTGGTATTTTTGAGGGTGAGGGATGGATTGGACTTAGGAAGAAAAACCAAAAATATAAAAATAAAACATATACTTATTATCAACCTGGAATGTCTATTACTATGACGGATGAAGACATTATTAAGCGTTTATGTTTTATTTTAAATCAAAAAACTTATAGAACTTTT